CACTGGTTATCCAGTGGATTCAGCAGGGAATAATGAATCCTTTAGTGAAGCTGTTAGAGCGACACTGGTTAACAAAGGGGCACGTAAATTTTACGTGTCAACGAGTTAACCGGCGTTTAGCTCTTGAGGCTTCTGCGGGTGCCAATTGGTACACGCTGGATCTAAAGGACGCTAGTGACCGCGTTTCTCTGAGCTTAGTCGAAAGGCTATTCTCAGGGTGCGAGTGCTATAGGAAGCTAATTGCCTCCCGTAGCACTTGTACGCGGCTGCCGAATGGTAATGTAGTACGTTTGAAGAAGTACGCCCCCATGGGATCAGCATTATGCTTTCCCGTTGAGGCTCTAGTATTCTTCGTACTTGCGATCTGCTCTATATGCAAAGACCTCGGTCTCAAGCTTTCACAAGCTCGAGAGTGGGTCTATGTGTATGGCGACGACATCATCTTACACCCTCTTGCGAAAGAGTGTGTAGTGCGTCATTTCTCTAACGTTGGACTACTGTTCAACGCAGCGAAATGCTGTACTGGCAGGATTCGCTTTCGCGAATCCTGTGGGTGCGACGCCTTCCAAGGCGCCGATGTCACACCTGTACGTTTTCGTATCAGGTGGTGTCGTTCGAATAAAGACGCCAATGCCCTTGCATCCTGGGTTAGCTATGCTAATTCCATTGGGTGTTTAGGGTATGTTAAGACTGCGCGACTCATTCAGAAATATGTGGAACTCCTTTTTGGAGAACTCCCATTTCTCTCTGATGCGTCGTTAACCTGCAACCTCTCTACAATTGGAGAGATAGTACAGGAGAAAAGGACTAGCCTTCTCGGCTGGTCCCCTAGTAGTCTCGGTATCACGAAATCTGCTCGTGAGCTCAATCGCCTACGCCGTTTGCGCTACCGTTTTTCACGGAAAGTGCATCGAGCTGAGGTATTTGGGCCCACTATCCAAGCACGCCACTCTAAAGTGACGTGGGAGGGATGGGCAGAGCTCCTTCGGCGTACAAGCCAAGGGAGCAGTGAGAAGATACCTGGTGTCTTCACGGTGCCACGCCGTTGCTTCGTAAAGTGGACGTGGGGAGC